TAATCCAGCGGCCGTCAATAAAACAAGGGCGGGTTTGGCAAAAATCAATATGTTGAAATTTGTCGGTGAAACCCTCGACCTTGAGTGTGAAACCCATCGTCAGAAACCATGCACCAACATCCTTGATGTTGTTGGTTTGGGTGCGACGCAAAAGATTGGTATACGCAGTGCGTGACATGATAACAACACAGTCGTCGCCATTGTCAACTACATTGATGTCGACACGTGGTACTAGACCACAATATGTGACATAGTATGAGTATAATAACCCACACATTATCACTTTATTGCCAAGCGACGTGTTCATGTCACCACTCATGCGTGACCCACTTTTGCTGTACTTGATTGTGTACCGCGATCCATACTCATTGGGTACATATGCCCGGCCTTCATTCTTAACAGTCCGCTGTAGACACCATTCCAAAGTGTCATAGCATGTGTCGTGTTTGAATATCCTCCGGTATATACTATGTTCCCAGTTAAGAGCTGGTACCGAAACATGTTGGTCCATGCGGGACAAATCTAAACTGATAGCAATTGGATCAGTTATTTCAGTCCACGCGTCATGGAGCATGCTAGCGGTTTGCTCCGCGTTTTGTCCACAAACGACAGTCGGGCGACCGTAGACGCGGTCGATCGCCTTATAGATTTGCTTCTCAGCTGGCCGGATAAACGACCCAAAAACGAGGTTAAAAACCACGCCACGGGGTTGTATGATGCGTGGGGCAGGATCAGGTTTGTCGATTTTCACCGCAACCTTCTCTGCCTTTACAAATGATGTTACCCACGCTGCCCGCGGCGACATACCTCGTTTGAGATAGTCAGCATGGGCGAACTCGTAGACCTTGCGTTTGTGAGCAGGCGACGTCTCCACAAATTCACTGTGTGACATCCTACTCACGGGTGCAATGTTGGTCAAGAGTTGGTCCCTAAAAGCCGACATGTTGCCGAAAAACGTCCTCCGGTTTGTCATGGGAGGCGCCTGTAGCCCCTTGCTGCCATCCGCCATGACTACTTCCACGTTGTACACGCGCTCCACCAGCGCGCGCAGTATGTTTATCATACTGTTATTATGTACAATGTATTTACAATCGACCCTCCGCAGCCCCACCAACTCGATGTAGCTGCGGTGGATCGAACGCGACTTACCCACACCCGCCACGATCTCGATCCCCGACGAACCAGCAATGACAGAACCACGATAATCAATGCTAGTATCGAATCCTTCGCGGCAGACGGGGCCCCA